TAGATTGTTGAGCGGAAGTGGCCCCATCTCCTCGCCAGCGTCCAATTCCCAACCCGTGGTTGTGTCGGTTGTGCCGTCCACCTTCGTCACGCTAACGAAGCCGATGTATACATTCCCAGCGTTCGATGCCACGGCCTTGATGTAGATAAGCCTTGCCGGAATATCAGGAAGCTGAACTGCAGTTACGCTGCCGGCTCGTTCTCCCGATGCCCCGCCAGAGCCCACATAGTCAACTGTTGCCATTGTCATCTCCCTCAGGGATCGCCTCAGGGGCTTTCCCGTTGGCCCCGGGGGAGATCTCCTCCCCCGGGGCTGGATCCTGCTTATTCAATTCTTGGATATCGAACTCACAGGCTTGGATGGCGCCTTCGACGGCCGCCAGCATCCGCGTCGCGTCCAGTCTTTCCTGCTCGACCAGAGTGAGTCGGTTCTTGGCATAAAGCCGCTGTTGGCCCAGCTCGCCGAGCCTCTTCTCGAAATACGCCTTATCCAGAGCCATCAGAGTCCTCCGTCAGCTTACGCTGGTCTTCACTTCCACGACCGTCGGCGTATCAGAATCGTGCACGAGATAGTACGTGGTCGCATTGGCGCCCTGGAATTTCATCAGGACAACCTCGGTGCCAGTGTCATATTCAGTCAGCACCGCGCCGGATGCGTCGATCAGCTCCCGGAAGCCACCCGAGGAGGCATGGCTGGTGACCTTGAGGGCGGACTGAATGGCCGCCACACCACTTCGGTCATCGTTGCGGATCTGGAGACCATAGCGGGTCGTCCCGGCCCCCACTTCATCTCGGGCGATCACATCCATGACGCCGAATTCAGTGGCATTGGTCCCATAGTTCTCGTTCAGGACCGTGAAGGCGATGAGCGTCGGCACGCTTCCGCCGCTCTTGTTCTGGACGCCGGCGAAGTGTTCCATCCGGCCCATCGTGCCGCCCGAACGATTGGCTACCGCCAGGTTCGCGCCACGCAGGATGAAGTCGCTATCATTCGCGGCGTAGTTGTTGATTGACATTCGGAACGCAGCATCGTTCGAGTCGCCCGTAGCTGCATAACTCGCGCTCCGGTCACCACGGATCATAAGGCCGTAGCTCTTAGATGCGGCTTCGCCCGTGAACCAGTCATCCAGCCGGACATCAAGGCCGTAATACTGACCAGTCGCAGCTGGTCTTTCTGGCTTGGCGATGAAGTTCTTGAAGTCGATGTCCTCGTTGCGTCTGAGGACTTTGGTCAAACTCGGGGTATTCGCCATTGTCTGTTCTCCAAACTGGAACCCGCGGCCCGCAAGCCTTTTCCCCGCGGCCAGCCGCGGGCTCCAGACTAGCCATCAAACTTAGACGGTGATGTTGTAGCTGATGGCCGAAGCCTCAGTGTCGCGCTGTGCGAGCCCAAGGCGCATCAGGGCCGTGATCTCCCAGGAGTCTGACCGCGGGTAGCGGGTCGTCTCTAGGGTCATCCGGCGCCGATAACCCAGAAGCCACTGGTCCCAGCGGACGGCCAGGATAGCGCCCTTGGTGTTATTGGCGGTCGTATCCTGATCGACCTTGCCGGCCGAGTTGGCCTTACGGGCCGAGCTTCGGAAGTGCATGTTGGCGGAGACGTAGACGGGGTATCCGAAGATCCCGGTCAACTTTCCGCCTTCGATTGTCGCCTGGGCAAACACGTCACGGGACAAAACCTCTGGCAGCTCCAGAGACTTCCAGTGCGTGTTCACGTCCAGGATAAAGCCGATCTTGGTCACGTCCAGCGCATTGATGCCGGCGGTCCCCATGAGCTTCACGGTCTCCAGAAAGTCGGAGACAGTCAGCACGCCACCGTCCCGGCTGTTCGCCGTGGTCGTGACGAGCGGGCTCACGCGGAAGCCATCGAAGAGCATGAACAGATCACTGGCCGCAGGCGTTCCGCCGATGTCGTTCACATTCGTGGTTGCCGCAGTCGCATTATCACCGTCGATGATGACGTGCTCGAGGCCTTCGGAGCCCGCAACGGTGATCTGCTTACGCAGTTGCGCCACAAACGGGATCAGGGAATCTTCCAGCAACTCCCCAGTCCATGGAACGCGAGCGCCCATCTTGGCAAGCGAAAGCGTCTTGTTTCCCGTTGCTACCTGCGAGCTAGTCACGCTGGCAACCGGAAAGAGCATCGTACTATCGTGGTCGGTCGTCTCGGCCACCTTGTAGAAGGTGGGATCTGCGCCTTCCAACGGAAGCACGATGGACTCCATGCCCTCGGGAACTTCGACCGAAGGCAGCTTCTCGGCAACGAATGTACCAACGCGGATCGCCTCCCATAGCGCCTGGCTATAGGACACGCCCACCCACTGGTCACCGAAGCCATCGAGATCCTGTTGCATGACCTCATCAGCCTTGATGCCAACTGCCTTCATCGCGTTCTGGCCGATTGCGCCCACGCGGGTCTTATCCTCGGCCAACTTGACGGCCAGGGCCTTGATCGCGAATTCGGATGCACGGCTATGCTTCTGGCCGGTCTGGCCATCGACGCCATTCAGAACGCCCACGAGCAGCGCCTGATCTGCCGCGTCAAGATTGTCATATTTGCGTAACTCACCGAACTTCCCGACGATGGGAGCATCTTCGGCGCTAAAGTTCAGCCTGCGATTCTTCTTGTCTTCCTCTTCCTTGGCCGCAAGTGCAGCCTTCACGGCCGTCTCGGTGCGTTCCTTTTCGGCTGCCTCGGCCGCAGCCTTGGCATCGGCCTCGGCTTTCTCGGCAGCCTTCTCGGCCTCTAGCGCAGCCTTGACGGCAGCCTGGATTTCCTTCTCGTCCATTTCAAACTCCTTGGTTTTGGTTTGGGTGCTCCGCGCCTCGTCCGCCGCATCGGGCCTATGCTCGTCGCCTTCGCCCTCTGCCTCTGGCTTCTGTTCGTCGGAGCTGTCGAATTCGGGGAATGTAACCCCGGCCTCTTCGTAGTATGCCTTCGCCGCCGGCATGGCCACCGCGTATCCATTAGCCGGCCGGCGTCCTTCGCCAACATCAATCAGCGCAATCTCGGCTACGGGCCAGTGCGTGATGCGTCCCTTGCCGTCATCCCGGCGCATGTGTTCTAGCGTTCCGCTGGACGCCCGGGCCTTGCCCTGCCTGGCCGCATCCCAGATGCGCCGGGCCAACGCCTTGCCTTTGTCTAGCAGGATGCGATACCAGATGCCATCCGGGCGCTTCTCTACCCACAATGTTTTACCGATATTCTCGGGGTTTCCCTGCGGCTTCCCGTCCGGCCCGAAACCATGGTAATACTGGACTAGCGGCGTCTTGAAATTGTCCAGATACAGTTCGGTGCTGGCGTCGAACCATTCGCCGTGAGCATCCTTGTTGTCCGGCGAGCCGAATGGGATGCCAAGTACTTCGAGCTCCCAGTCGCCGACGGCTTTGATGGTCTTGTGTTCAATGCCGAGCTTCTTCAACCAAGCCTTGATCTCTTCTGGCGTAGCCTCGGCCTTCTCATCATGCGCCTGCCGCCACATCGAGAAGCACATGGCGACGGCCTGCTCTTGATCTTCCGCGGTTCCCTCATCGAGGACCATCGGCACGCAGCGCCCCATGAAAGCGCTCTGTTCTTCGTCTGGTCTTGGTTCTGGCATCGCGCCCTCCTAAAGCTCCAGGTCTTTCAGGGCCTTACCAACCCAGCCCTCGTAAACGCCACGGATCTCGTCGATCTTCGTCTTCGCCGTGGCGAGAAGTTTCTTCCAGCCAATGCGCCCCATAGCCTTCGCCTGGCTATCGTCGCCATGCACCCACTTGGCATAACTGGCACTGTTGCCAACAACAGTGTTCAAGCCAGACGCGGTAACGATCCACTGCTTGCCGAGATTTTCAGAGGTCATGTCGTTATATTCTTGTCCTTGTAAAGACCGCTGCATGCCTACGCCTCGGACCCAATATGGCGTCGGTGGCTTGTTGGCTGCCGTCTCGGGCGGATAGTTCTCCAGACCCTTGGTCGGCAGCATGACACGCTGTGCCGCTTCCTTGCCAGCCTGGGCCATGTAGGCAGTGATCTTTGGACCAAATTGGCCCATCTTCTTCAGCAAGACATCCATGCCCTTCACATCGATGCGAACGTCATCGGCCATCAGGTGGCCCTCGAGATGTCGGTCGTGACGCTCGTCCAGCATCTACAGCGTGGATGAGCTGGCGGCTCAGCGAAGTCGCCGAAATCGGTATGGAATATCTCATCCAGTAAGACAATCTGTTCATGCAGCGGGCCACAAATCTCACAAACCCTATCGTCGTTATTCGTGAACCACTGCTTGATCACCGGCACGTCCGGAAAATCCTCCTTGAGCTTCTCGCCAGCCAATCGGTTCCCCTCGGCATACGCCCGGGTGATCTCCGTCACTGCCACCCGCTCGGCTCTCGCCTCATCGAATGGGAGTGCCGAGATCACATCCCCGATAGTCATGCCCGGCGTTTCGACGAAGCCGGATATTGCCTTCCGCAGCGCTTCTCGGGTCACGTCATCGATGCCTGGCTTGAGCTGGTCATAGACGTACTTCCTGGCAGCCTCCACGGCATTCATGTTCACGAGGCTATAATCCAGCCCAATGGGCACCTTGGCCTCGAAGATGAGCACGCCACCAATCATCCCCGA